CATCTCTATAGTGAAAAAAGTCGCCACAAAAAATAATATCTGTAATACCTTTTGATTGTATATTTTGCTTAAACCAATCAACCCATTCCAAAGATACATCAATCCAAAAACTTGAATTTTGATGTACNCCTAAATGTATATCTGAAAATATAGCTACCTTATTATTCATTACTGGTGTAACCATCATTATCATCATGTTCCGGTTTAACATAGATGTTAGCGTCAGAGCTTTCCATTAACTCCTGTTCATAAAACCGGCTTCTATACTCATTCAATGCCTCTGTATGCTTCTTTTCTTTTTTAATACGGTTAATAAATGCGTGAAATGCAATTGTAGTAAAGTATGAAAATGGATTATATTCTGAATTAACGTTAAACTTTTTATTCTTAACGGCTGTAAACATTTTAACAATTGCATCTCCAATCATCTCATCTTTATAAGTGTAATTAATAAAGTTGGATGAGTAACTTAACCCGTGAGCAATTTTATTAATTGACTCGGCTATAACGCTTTCATTTGTTTCACTATCTTTATAGTACTCTACTAATTGTTGCTTAAAGACAGCAGGGTCAATATAGTATTCAGTTTTCTTAGGTTTGGGACCACGTTTAGCCATACGTAAATAATATAGTATACTTACCGATTTTCAACTATATCCCATGTTTTATACTGTATTTTTTCCTGAGTATAAATTTCTTGACGTCTTATGGCGTGTTCTGTGCTGTATTTTAATTTATCCGCTAAGTCTATAATGGATAATTTGTCTTTATTAGGGTTTAAACGTAGACCTCTACCAATAGATTGAATAATTCGTATAAAACTTTTACCTCCTGAGGCAAAAACAATCATATGTAAGTTTTTTATATTAACTCCTGTTGAGAATATAGCACTTATTGCAATACAAATGATGTTATCACTGGATTCCATCTCTTTTATTACTCTAGAACGCTCATCCACATCAACTTCACCTCGTATAAAGTACACTTTACGGTCCGGCAAATGGGTACTAATGTAGTTATATAAAGCTTCACCGTGTGCAATATGATTAACCATGATAAGCACATTGTTTTTAAACTTATCACACACTTGCTTTATAATACTATTACGGAAATTATTGTTGTATATAAAGTCTAACTCAGTTTTATACTTGTTTTGATCTGGCACGTACCGTACTTTATCCTGATAGCTTATGTTTATAACTTTAATTTCAGCGTTTGTAAGGTAACTTTCAGTGCGCAATTCATAGGAATTCTTCTCATAAAACACATTTCCTATTTTTCCTACAATGTTCCATTCATCAACTTTTGTATCGGGAAGTGTTCCAGTTAGGCCAAATTTATGGAACGTCTTTATGGAACTGATAATTTTCCCTATTTTGTTCCCTTTTTTAAGTTTATGGCACTCATCTATAACCACAATGTCTACATTGGTTAACCATTTTTGCTCATCAAATCTACTTTGTAAAATTCCCATATTAGCAATAATAACGGAACTTTCAAATTCAGGGTTATGAGAACCAGTCCATCTTGTAATAGTAAATGGAACTCCATACTGTATAAAATCATTGTACGTTTGATCAACAAGAGTTAAATCAGGAACTATTAACAAGCAAGACATTTTTCCATGCATGTTATTTTTGTAAATTGATGATAAAATAGAAGCAATTGTTAAGGTTTTACCTCCGCCAGTTCCTACTTTAATAATTCCACGTCCAAAAGATAATGCTTGTTTGACAATATCGTGCTGATAATCTCTAAGTTTTAAATTTAAATTGTCCCAAACTTCTTGATTACTGTAAAACGGTTTTACAGCATCTTTTAAATTATCATCTATTTTTATTTCTTCATTAGGATATACATTTTTAATGTACCTTAATATATCATAAAATAATCCTGGCTCAAATAAACCTGTAGGTGTAATGCAATAAATTCTAGAGGGAGCAAAACCTCCTCTAAATTTTCTCATAAAAAAAGCATTATCGTTTTTAACACTAAAATGCTCTCTTATTTCATCAAACTTTTCTCCGATGATCCTACATTGTCTTTTATTTGGAAAATATTCAAACGTTATCATTACATCTGTTCAAGCTTCATAATTTCTACTATGTTCTTTAATATCATATGTAAGCGATGAAAACGTTTTTTCAGTCTTTTCTAGTAACTCAATTAAAAATTTTTCTTCTTTTATTTTGAGTTGTAAAGTTTTAATTACATCACTTTCTGCTACCGCATTTTGTAAAGTAATTGAAGATATAGCTACTGGTGATTTTTCTCTTGTCTCCGTTACTAACTTCTTAGAGGTTTCTTCTAACTCCTGTTCAAGGAAGTATAGATTGCGCTTGTGATTGATAAGTCTGCTAACCCAGAAGTGCTTACGTCCTGGAGTCTTGAGAGAAGCTTCTTTGATATTGAATTCGTCAATTTTTAGATCTTCTTCAATCTCTTTTATATACTTTTCTACTATCTCCATAAAACAATTATAAATACTAATATAACAAAGTCAACCATGTATTCCAAATATTTTAAGAAAGTACTTAACGAAGATGGACCAAACTATGTAGCCACATCTCCTAATACAGCTGGTAGAGGTGGCTCAGTAGGTAACTCACCTTCTATGTATACTAATGGTACTGCTACAGGAACCACAGGCACTGATACGTACGCCACCGGTGATTATAGAATACCTAAATCAATCTTTGGTGGAAAGATAGCCAGACGTAACTTAAGTATACAAAACAGGTTCCCCAAACGTGGTAAATCTACTAAAAAGAAATAATGGACTTAGGACACTGGACAACAAATGAAGCTTTCAACAACGATATTTTGCCTTACGGTTTTATTTATATCATTACAAATACACTCACTGGTAAAAAATATATCGGTAAAAAGCAGATTAAAAGCGTTAAAAAACTTAAACCTCTCAAAGGAAGAAAAAACAAAAGACACTTCGATATAGAGACGGATTGGAAGACATATACGTCTTCCTCTAATGATGTTAATGAGGATATTGTTAAAATTGGTAAAGATAAGTTTAAGTTTGAAATAGTAAGGTTTTGTCAAAGTAAATTTGAGTTAGCATATTTTGAAGCTAAACTGCAATTTGAAAATGATGTTTTGTTAAAGCCAGGATTTTACAACGGAATTATAAACTGCCGTATAGGTAGAGCACCAAAGCTATTATTGGAACAGCAATAAACTACTATCATGGTAATAGTAGAGTTTCCGGAAAAAAACATCACACTTATAAACTTTAACGAATTATTTGAGCATCAAATAGGTGGTAAAATCTTCAGTGATTTAAAAACATACAAGCTTTTAGATAAACCATTAATTAACAAAGATGTAAAAAAGCTATTTTACCATCACGTTATATTTGGTATAACAGAGACTATTTTAAACGGTTCATATAAAGGTAAGCCAGTGTTTTTACTAACTGATGGCTTTTTTAAAAAGCAATTAGATATATGCAAATACTATGAAGAGCAAGATGTAGTAGAGTTTGTAACTAAAATTATAGCCAAACTAGAAACAATGATACCAGTAAGAGTAGTGTATATTACTGCAAATACACCAGGTTCTATGGTAATGGATGCAAGCGTACAAAAGGTAAAAAACGTTAATAATAAGAACTTTACTTTTGAAAAGATTAAACAATTTGCAAAACGTAATGAACTTACGTTTCTCAGTAATGATTACTTAAACCAGTTCAAAACTAAACAGATCATGATTTAATAAATAATAACATGGATCTATTTACAGATAAAGCTAATAGCATTATTAAAGAGCTTAAGCCATTACAAGAAAAAGTAATTTACGACTCAACTAAAGAAAACGAGGAAGACGCAGAAGCTCCCACAGCCTCATTTACTAGTAATGCTAATACCACATCTCAGATACCGACAAATTCATCTGAAATGGCATTTACACAGAATTTAGCATCCACTAATCCAAAAAACACCGCTTTACTTAAACAGTTACAAGCTAAAACATCACAGTTATTACAAACAATGAACAATAAGGTTCAAGCACAAGCACAACAGATTAACAAATTACAATGAAATTTTTACAAATTATAGAAAAGTTTGAAAAGGAGTTAGTTAATGAAATGGACAACCCTCCACCAAACCCAGCTCCTGAGCCAGGCGGTTCAGCGGATATGCCACCAGCTGCTCCTAGCTCTCAAACACCAGACCAGGTAGATGAACCTGCTGGTATTGCTACAATGGGTACTTTACTTAAAAAAGCCTTAACATTAAAATTGAGTGATGAAGATAGGTATAAAGTTTCACAGTTACCTCAAATTGATGAAAAGAATGCTAGTGAAGTTATTAACCAACTGATAGCAATTATGAAAAGCTATTCCGTTGATACCGATATTAATACAAACGTATAATAATGTACAAGCCATTAAATCAGGTATATTCAGAATCTGTCGATAAAACTAAGATACCATTACCTTGGGAAAAAATTACAGAGTCTATTGGCCCCAACGTTGCAAGAGTTAGGTTGTATGCTGAAGATCCGGTTACAAAAGAAAAAGATGATTTAGGTGATTTAGATTCTGAATTTTATCATAAAGAATTAATACCATACATTAAGAGAGGTCACCCAGAGTCAATAGGTATGGTTAGAACAATACAGTCAAGATTAGCTAATTTAAACGCCGGTAGTAAAGATAATATTGACGAATATTATCATTTCTGTAAAGACGTAGGTATTGATCTTAAAAAGGAAAATTCAGATAAATTTGCATCTATTATTTGGGGATTAACAAACAATAATGATCATACGACTCTTAGTAAAATCTTAGCTGATTCGTATGGTGTATTGGAAGAAACAATTTTAAAATCAGAACGGTTTATACCAGTCCTAATGGCAATGCCAGTTAATAAAGGAGAAGCAGGTGCAGCGACTGGTAAGGGTGAAGTATTTTTATCTTTCTTTGGAGGGGGTAACAAACCAGTTGGTTCAAGAGAAGAAAAAGGCGATGTGATGATTGGTAGTGTTATATATGAAGTTAAAAAAGCACGCCCTGATATAGAAACTGCAGGAGCTAATCTTTTAGATCATGCAGCAACAACCTACACTACAGAAACGTTTAAAAGAGATATGGGTAACGTTTATAACAAGTATGTTAATGCTGAAGACAAAACACAAGCTAAGATACAAGCAGTAAACGAACTCACAACAATGGCTTTAAATTGTGCCGGTGGAGCAAATGGTGTTGATGGTTACGGAGTTAATGCTTTAGAACATGAAGTAAGACCAATTATAAGTGCAAATTTAGACAAATATTTTAAAGAATCTAATGTAATAACGTTAAAACAGTTCATGTTAAAAAATAACATGAAAAGTATGAGTAATTCTAAAACAAGAGAAAAAGCAAGAGAATTAGCATATCAACAAGGTGTAGAGTTTAAAGAAAGAGGTGAGTTAAGAATGTCTAAATCTTTAGAAAGACTTATCGGATGTATTAACTTAAAAGCTTATTATAATTTAAAACATTTTAATGGTATAATAGTATTCACAGATACAGTATCTAAAAAAACTCCAGTGTCATTTTTACTTACTAAAGATCAATCAATCAGTAATTTAATTGTTGGTAGTGAAAAAGCTGGCATAACCTTTAATTGTAATTTAAATAAAAGAGGACACGGAGGTTTAGCAGTCTTTATAGGTATGTCCAATTCGTTAAAATGATAACTTTTAAACAACATTTCTTACTTGAAGGTGGAGCAGGAGGTCATATGGCTCACCCATTTGAACTACACACAGTTCATAATGGTAAAGATCTTATTAAGTTTTTTGATAAAGCGTATGGTGCAGTTAAGCAAGATGCAGCATCATTAAAAATTGATGGTGTTAATGTAAGCATTAAGCTTATTAATATAGGTTCTGCCAACCCAAGGTTTGCAATTGATAGAGGTTCAATGAAAGAGCTTGACGTCAAAGGCGTTACATCAGAAAATATAAGAGATAGATTTGGTGTAGATAAGTCAGGTAAAGAACATGGCATGATAAAAGCTGGTACCGATACATTAGCTATCATGGATGAAGCAATTCCATCCATTACATTAGAATTAGAAAAATTAGGCTTTTTTAATGATCCAAATTTGTTTTTTAATACAGAATATGTAAAAGGCCAAACAAACGTATTAACTTATGACCATGACTTCTTAGCTATACACGGCGTTAATAAATTTGTAACTAACCCATCTGGTAAATCACGTGCTGGTGTTGAGGTACCATATGATAAAGAAGCAATGAATAGTTTAGTACAAAAACTAAACAAAGTTGCAGAAAAGCACAATTTTAGAGTATATGGTGATGTACCAGTTCGTATAAATGCAGCACCTGATTATAAAAGTGTTCTTAATCAACCATTTACAATTGTAAAAGAAGGTAAAAAATATACAGAAACTTTAAAACAAGCTTTAGATAAAGCAGTTAACCCATTTAACCACACTGTAACACTTAAGGATGGTAAAAAGGTAGATGCAATGTCAAGGCTTGTTTACGACAACATATTAAATGGTGTACCAGTTGAAGATTTTGTACAAAATAAACAAGACTATAAACCAGCTATAGATGCTGCAGTTATATACCACGCAACTAGAGTACTAGGGGATGCATTATTAAGAGTTGTTAATAGTGATATGGGTACAGCAGATAAGCATGAAGGTATAGTAATTAGAAATACTTCAGTTGCTCCAGTACCAGTTAAAGTTACAGGCAGTTTTATTGTTAATAGAGATTTAGGTAAATTTGCTAAACCAAAACCTTCAGGTGAAGAAGACAATGAAGGTGATGAAGGTTTTAATATTGACACCCCTAACAGACCCGCTAATACAAAATTACCTCCAAGAAGCGTTTTTTCAAATCCACCTTATGAACCAGGGGATAATGGTATGTCAATGACACCTAAACCTTATGGACCAACTGAAGCTTTAGTTACTTCAAACAAGTTAAAATTGTTTAATGAGTTAACTAATATGGTTGTTGGTAACCATACACCTTTTAATAAAAAGGTAATAGTTTTATATCCTGGTCGTTTTCAACCATTTAGTAAACACCATGAACAAGTGTTTCAAAAGTTAAAAGCTAAGTTTCCTCAAGCTAAAGTTTATTTAGCTACATCAGATAGACCAGCAAAGTTTGACCCAGCTAAACACTTTTTAAACTTTGATGAAAAATTAATGACAGCTATTGCAAGTGGTATTGACCCTAACGATGTTATTAAGACTGCAAACCCTTATCAAGCTCCAGAAATTGTAAATAGGTTTCCAAAAGAAGATACTATTTTAATACTTGCGGTTGGTGATAAGGATATGAAAGAAGATCCGAGATTTAACTTTAAACCAAAAAAGAACGGTGAACCATCTTACTTTCAACCATTTAAAGATGTAGATAAATGTGAATCATTAGACAAACACGCTTACATTTTATCAATGCCATTAGAAAAATTTACACTAATGGGTAAAGAAGTAGAAAACGCTTCTGTAATAAGAGATATGTATAGAAAAGGTAATGAAAATACACGTAAACAAATCATAACAGATTTATACGGTAAGTACTTACCTAATATCAAAAAGATATTTGACGAGAAGTTAGCTTAACTTTCAATCTCTGGTTCAGCTTCAATCTCAATCATCTCATCATTGTGAGGTTCTTGAGCTTCATGATTATACATCATATAATCTGCAACCGTTTCTAAATAATCTTTTGCTAAAGTAATTTTAGCAGCTGCCCAAGGTTCTAAATTACCACCTTGGTGAATTTTTTCAAATAATTCTACTGCTTTATGAGCTGCAGCTAATAGTTGACCTTTTGCCATCTCTACTGCTTCTTCTTCACAGCTTTCATCTGCACCAGGTGCAACAGAACCAGGCAAACCTGCTGTTTGATTGCCTGAACCGGCTGTAGCAGCTGCTGGTCTTCTTGCAACAGCTTCACCACTATCTTCATTACCAATTGTAGGTGCACGTAATTGTTTAGGTGTTGCAACACCGTAATTTAACATTTCGTTAATTTGAACATATTTACCAAAGATTTCACTTTTATCGGCACCGGTTATTCTCATGTTATTATTTATAAATATATTCATGAGATTTAATGATTTAGTTGAAGAGATTCTAAATGAATCATATGCATGGCAACGTAAAGCAGGTAAAAGCCCGTCTGGTGGTTTAAACAGAAAAGGTATTGCTAGTTACCGTAGACAACACCCAGGCAGCCATTTATCTATGGCAGTTACAACTAAACCAAATAAACTTAAACCAGGTAGTAAAGCAGCTAAAAGACGTAAGAGCTTCTGTGCTAGAATGAAAGGTAATAAAGGTCCAATGAAGAAACCTAATGGAAAACCTACCAGAAAAGCTCTAGCATTGCGTAAATGGCATTGCCATTAATAAATAATATTATGCCAGCTAAATCTGAAAAACAAAGAAGGTTCTTTGGCGCTGTAATGGGTGCAAAGAAGCATAAAGGTAAAGTAAAAGGAGCTGCTGCTAAAGCTGCTAAAGAAATGACTACCTCTCAGATTAAAGATTTCCTACATAAAGAAGAGTACAATAACTTTAAAGAGTTCTTTCCAATTTGGGAAATGAAATGTTGGAAAGGTTATAAAAAAGTTGGTATGAAGAAGAAAGGCAATAAAATGGTTAATGATTGCCGCCCAATAAAAAAGTAACGCTCGGTAGTGGATTAACAGATTCTTTGTTATAATATAAGTATTATGACAGACAATATTACATCTATCGCAACTAACTTTGCTACGTTTCAAGAAGAAATTACAAAGTTTATGGAAAAAGATAACGCATCTGCTGCAGCCCGTGCTCGTAAGGCATTGCTTGAAATCGGCAAGTTAACACGCACGTTACGTAAACAGATTCAAGAGCGTAAGAAAGATCTTAAGGCTAAAGCTTAATACATTCTATTAAATAATTTGGTGATACCATTCAAATTATTTTTTGAGAAAGCTTTAGGTCTTATTGAGACTGTTACGTTTAAAGAGATAGGCCCCGTAGAAGCCAAAGTTGATAGTGGCAACGGGGCCTATAACGTCTTACATGGTGTAGATATTAAGGTACACAACGGTAATGTTACTTTTAGAACGGTTGGAGAAAAAGTACTTACCAAAAAATTACAAGATACAATCGATATTAATATCGGTTCTGGTAATATAGAAAAACGTCCAGTTGTATTGTTTGATATAGAGATAGGGGATGAGCCCCATCCAAATACACCTTTCAGTATAGCGGACAGGGCTCAGAACGAACAAAAAGTTCTTATTGGTAAAGACTTTATTGTTAAAATGGGTGGCTTAATAGACGTTACTAAAACTAATAACGTCAGTTAAATCACTTTCTTTCAGCTGAAGCAATAAAATCGTAAAACTCTTTACGACATTCAGCTTCTTTCATAAAGTCACCAGATAACTTTGATGTTATCATTGAGCATCCGGAATGCTTTACACCTCTATGACAAGCACAAGTGTGAGCTGCTTTAATAACAACTGCAACACCTCTATTCTTTTCACATACTTCATCAATAGCTTTATGAATCTGTACTGTTAAAGCTTCTTGCACTTGAGGACGTCTACCATAAAAATCTACAATACGATTTAACTTTGATAGACCAATAATTCTACCTTTCTTACTTGGAATGTATGCAACGTGAGCAACACCAGTAAAAGCTAAATGATGGTGACTGCACATTGAAGTTAAAGGTATATTCATTTGACTTACAATACCATCATAACCATCGGAAGGGAATGAAGTAATCTTTGGTTGTTGATCGTAACAACCTTTAATTAAATCACATACATAAGCTTTAGCCACTCTACGAGGTGTACCTTCACTATTTGGATCATTACGCCAATCAATGCACAATGCATCTAAAAAGCCTTCATAAGCCTTGGAAGCATTTTCAATGATGGCTTGCTTTTCTTCTTCAGATCTAGGCAAATTACTGTTTGCGGTAGGTATCGATGGATATTTTATTCGTTCTTCAGACATACTTAGATTATACTACCAATAGTCTTAAAATCAATAAATAATATTATGAAATTAGGAAAATTAGATAAAATCTTCGAACAACAGGAGCAAATGATTAAAGTTAAGCTTAAAAGCGATCCTGTTAAAAAAGACAAATCGTACGAAGGTTTTTTGGTAAATGAAACTCCTAAGGCTGAACTTAAAATGGAAGGTTTGCTGAGTACAATTGGNAAGGCNCAAAGTTGGTTAGCAAATAAAAATGCAAAATTAAAACAACTTTCAACGGGAGACTTAACAAGTTTAGGTGGTAATAAGAAGAAAAAAAAGAGTAAGCAAAAAGTTAAACCCAAACTCAGTTGATTAAAAAGGGAACTTTCATATAATAAGACAATATAATATTATATGAGCTCGTCAAAATTCTCTTCCACTAAAGTTATTCCTCTAGGTTCTACAGCTTTTCGTCAACCTAACGCTACCAGCCATTGCAGATATCTCCACGGTTACCGCTTACAGGCTAAATTTTGGTTTTCCTGCAATACTCTCGACAACAACAATTGGGTAGTAGACTTTGGAGCACTTAAAGATTTTAAGACTTTACTTGAAGATAAGTTTGATCATACAACTTGCATTGCAGCTAATGATCCACAGAGACCATTATTTGAATTACTACACGAAAAGGGAGTTATTGATTTAAGAGTATTTGCAGATGGTGTAGGTATTGAAAAGTTTGCTGAGTATTGTTTAAATGCTGCAAACATATTTGTAAAAAGATTAACACAAGAGAGATGCTGGTGTGAGAAAGTAGAAGTTTGGGAACATGAAGGTAATTCAGCAATATGTGAAAGATCTAACATTGAAACTACCACTACAGCTACTCCTGGTATTGGAGCTAATGGTCCTTTAACTTTTGATTATTCACAATCAGTCACTACAAAAGTAGATACAAAAGAGCCACCAGTTTTACTTTCAGAAGTTAAACAAGACACTCCAACACCACAACCAACTACTGTACCAGAACCAACAAAACGTATTGTACCTCAGTACACAGATAAATCAAAAAATACATATAAAGACCTTTTTAAGGGGACTTCTTGGGGTAATCCAACTAAATAAATAAAATGAAGTTGAGGGATGTGTATGGTTTCCAGGTGGCTGGTTCCCCACCTGCTATGAATGTTCAATTACCGAACATGACAGCTCCCTATGTAAAGCAGAGAGACGAAAAATTAGTTAAACTTGAACAACAAGTTAACAAGTCAATGTTTGAAGCAATAGCTAAGTTAGAACCAGTAAAACCTGAAAAGTTTTTACAACCAGCTAATAAAGTGAAAATGGTTAGCTATGAAGAGGCTATAAAAGAATTAGCTAATGCCCTTAAGCCTACCGACAATAAACCGTAAGATTTCACTTCTTACAATTTCGTTTTCAGTAAACCTAAAAGTATAAATTCCCTTTTCAGTACATTCAGGAGATGAGAAAGCATTTAGAATCTTTTGAAATCCTGTAGCTTTACCAATATCAGCCTGAAACGAGTCTCCAGCTATGACATACTTACTATTATGACCAAATCTGGTTAAGATGGTAGTTAATTCTGAAAGAGTTAGGTTTTGAGCTTCATCAACAATGACAAAACTATTTCTAAACGTTAATCCTCTTAAGAAATTAACAGGTACACACTTAATAACGTTAGTACTTATTAGATTCTTTATTACCGCTGGAGAAACCAATTCTTCTAGTTTATCATTTAACGGCATTGCCCAAGGAGAGAACTTCTCTTCTATTTCACCGGGTAGGTAGCCAATGCTTTTACTAGCACTTTCTACCACACTTCTAACGTAGACTATGTTTTCTAATCTACGTTTAGCTACTAATTTGAGGGCTGCTAATACTGCTAAATAAGTCTTAGCTGTACCTGCCGGCCCATCTACTATAGCAGCGTGAGAGTCCTCTCTCTGCAGCACATCTAATAAACGGTTTTGGATATCATTGAACGTATACTTGTTTGTAACGTCAAAATCGTACTCCCATTTTTTGCTTTTTAGAGATTTCTCTAATTCATCAATTTCCTTTTCCCTATACCCGTCGTTCTTTTTTCCTTTACGGAATTTTTTACTTGACATTGATATTATTTATCATATAATTGTGGATATAAAAGGAACAAAACTACAATTACATTATGAGCATAGATTCTACTAAAACTTTATTTTTATCAGACGATTTCGTATTTTATACGCTTGAAGGTGAAGGCCGTTATATTGGTTATCCTTCAGTGTTTATGAGAATGTCTATGTGCAACTTGACGTGTATTGGCTTTAAAAGTGAGGACTCTCCAAACGGTTGTGATAGCTACATTAGCTGGTCTAAGAAGAATAAAATGACGTTTGAAGAGATTGCTCA